AATGAAGTACTAGTATATACGAGAGAGTCCCCAAAACTTATACCATTTTTGTCAAAAATATCAAATTTTGGAGGCTGATTTAATGTTATTTTTTGTTGACCTGCATACCAGGTTACACCATCAAAATAGAAATCTTTACCTATATTATTATATCCACGATATACAGCCGTTTGTTCATTCGGTAATACTAATCCATCTTCCGCTTCAAATAAAGTAATTACCGGAACATTATTAACTTTTGTGGTTGAAAATCTTACTACATAGATTTTATTTTTCACACTTGCAGTAGTATCAGCAGAGAATACTATTCTAGCACCATCAAAAAGTGCATAATTATCTAATGGAGTATCTGCTGTAACTACAGACGCAACTGATGTGCCGTTGACTATAGATTGATTATACCAAGTAACAGTTATGATTGTGTTTGAACCAACTAATGAAACGTTACTAACTAAAGTGATATCAGGTAATACTCCGGTTGAATCTGTTATGTATTGGTTAACTTCAAATAATCCTGATACGCCACCTGTTGGAATAGTTATGGTAGTAGAATACGGATATATAGAAGTAGTCATTGTTCCACTGGCAGTGGTAAGAATAAATGATTCTCCACCTTTACTAGTAGATATAGTTATAAAATTATTAATAATATTAGTTATGTAATAGGTAGTGCCGGATATTATACCACCAAATACAGTACCGCCAAAACTTATAGTATCGTTAACATGCAAGTTAGTTGTGCTACTCAACAAAATCTGATTAGTAACTGCATAAGTTGTAGTTGCTGTTCTATTAGTAATTGCTCCAGTCACTGGTGCTATTACTGCATCGTATGTGGTCCAGCCTGCTACATCAGGATAATAGCTAGTCTGTCCCGCTACATAGGTAAATGCGTCGGTTGTTCTAGTATCAAAAAAATCTACTGGACTTTTTCCCACTGAACCAGAATCAAATAACTTTAAGTTAGGATAAAATTCAATTATTGGGCGTTTTGCTTTATTGGAATCATTAGTATATTCTGTTATTAGTGCAGGAGTATTATTGTATGCAGCAGTAGCATTAATAACATCTATGTGAAACCAACGATTACTTCTTGACCAAGCATTTCTATTGATTGAATTTCTAGCAATAGTTATATAATCTGGATTTACAGGAACATATAAACTAGAATCATAATTTCCAACATCCCATGCGGTTGTGTCCCACGGAGTATATTCACCTGATGCAAATAATCCCGGTGATATCAGATTGGTTACTGCTAATAATTCTATATTAGTGCCGACCCCTTCTACATAGTATTCAGTATTATTATAAGTATCAGGAAATATGTTTCCTTGAAATATAACCTTTAATCCATTAGTAAATATTACCCCATTCGGAGAAGTATATTGTTTTTTACCTAATATATCTGTTATAACATTAATTTGATTTGTGCTGTTATTTTCAACTAGTTTAATGATACCTACTCTAGTAGAAATAGTATCATCTTGATAATACAACGTATCTAATATAGGACTATTATATGGTTCTAATTGTATGTAACCTAAATTATTTCTATAAAAAAGTCTATTGATCCATTCAGTACCATACAATGCAGTTATTTGTTGTTCATTTGGAATAGCTTCACCCAATGTTAACGATATTACAGGGTTATTAGTTGCGCCAGTTAAACTGATTTGATAAAAATTAGTTTCAGTACCTAAATCATTTTCACCAGTGTTATAAAACATTAGTGTCAATCCATTAAGTGAAGTGATTCCGTCAATGCCACCTATATCATTTACATATGCGCCGTTTACTTGACTATACGGAAGTGTAGAAACAACACCTACTGTATTATCGCCAGGGAAAATATAATCAGCTAATGCATTTTTTTGTGGTACATTGAATGTAATAGTACCGTCTGATGTACCATTATTAATAACTCCGTATACATCACGAGTTTGAAGATTGGTTTGAGTTGGACTGTAGCCAGTGATCCCCGGTGCACCTTGTATCCAAAATTTAGTATTTTGATTTACAATAAATTTATAAGTTCCGCCGCGAATTAATGTTAATGTTGGGTTAGCTTCTGCATTGGCTAGTGATTCAGATGTTATTACATAATCAGCAGGTTGTGATTCAACTACATAGGTAGCTTGAGTATACACTGCATTAGGTTGTACTGTGACCCGTTCAGGACCTGTTGGTATCCAGTAATACTGGTTATAGTTTATAATCTTGTCTAAATCAGTAAAAGAATCCCATGAATAAAATTGACTGCTAAACAATCTACTATTATTGTCAGTAATACCACCTCTGAGTGTCAATGCATCAATTATACCAGGGTAGCTAATAAAATCTTTTGCGGTAGTGTCGTTTTCTTTTAAGAAAACAACTCCTGGATCTAGTTGATAATCAGTTCTGATTTTAGTGGGTTCAGTTACATAATAATCATTGGCATTTATTCCATATCCAAATCTACTACCAATATAACCTTGAATTTTTTCAGTATTAGGTTGTGCAACTAACTGGTCTAAGGTCGCTGCCAAAAACTGAGCATTGGTAGTAGTTTTGAATATCTCTGGTAGAAAATCTAGTGTTCTAATTCTTGTTGCCATTTTATAAAATCTTTTAGTTATATACTACTTATGCTATTTGTAATTCAGCTGGTGTCAAAGCTGCGATAACAAGTACATCATTTGAAGTTGCTGCATTTACGAAAATTTCGTAAGGTAAACATTTAATCTCATACAAATCTCCAAATTTCATTGTTGGGTCATTAGGTACTAGTACACATGAACTAACATACTCGCCAATTTGATTGTGTATGTATGCACTTAATTCGCTAAAATAAAAAGTATCTCCAAAGTCCCAATTGTTTATATTAAAATAATTATTCATAGCAGTCAATGTTGCACTACGAATTTCACTATCACTGGCATTTGTTGCAGAATTTTTAATTACTTTAATTGTACCTCTTAATGCAGCCGATGCTTTAGCACCAAACAATGGCTTAAACACCACGCTGTTAATAATAGTATTATCAGTCAACATTTTGTAATCTTGTACTTTACTATACTCGGTAGTCAAATCATTGATAGTTGGTCTAGTTGGCATAGGTACAGTACCAGTAGTATCTTGTATCCAATTTTGATATTCAGTATAATATGCTTGTGCTACAACATATAAATCAATAATATTAGTTGTTGCAGGATCAATTCGCGTGGTATTGTTACTGTTATGACGGTATTGAAATTGCAATCCTTGACGGCCCGGTTTCATACTATACTGAGGTTGTTTGACCAAAGTATAGTATGGGGTAGTTATTGTTGGATCTTGTACTGTTATGTAAAATATATTATCTGTATACGCATAAAACAATTGTCCTTCTGGATAATCGTATTTTACAACATCTATGGCTGTTGTAGTTGAATATTGATATGAAACCATACTACTTGAAATCAATTCAGTTCTAGTTAAATTAATAGCATCTTGTATTTCTTCAAAGAAAGTATATATTCCTATATTGGTGTTTCCGGTAACATATCCAGTGACATCATAAAAGAAATCTGGATTATCTATTACCGTTCTATTATTAACATCGATGCTAGCGACTTGAACTTCAAAGTCATTTATATAACCATCACTTTCAACTGTTTGACCAATAATACTACTAGTAACTGCTTTAGCCAATGGATAATTTGAGTTTGGTTGTGTATTCGTAGGAAGTATGTTTATAAAATCTTGCAATATTATTCCAGAAAACGGATCATATACTAACTTCCCATCTTCATAAGTAAATCTAGTATCAGCCACACTTCCAAAATAATAATTCAATGATTTATAAGTCACCGTATATCTATTGTAACCAGTGCTAGTAAAATTTACAAAATATCCAGTTTGTGAGGTAAGGTCTACACTCCATCTGTCTTGTGCAATTGTTAATGCATTATTAAATATTAATGTGAAATTTTGTTGTAATTCTAATCTGATGATACATTCATTAGTTACTGTATTAGGTAATGTATTTTGAAATGCTGGTATCACAGTAGTTATGATTGCCCCTGCTGGAACATAGTTGTTCAGAGTTATTGGTCCGGTACCATTAGCAAATTGTCCTAAACCATTATTGTATCCATCACCAACAACATTCAATACTGTTGTCCAAATTGAAGTTATATCAGATGGACCAGCGACTCCATACACCAATCTATTATTACTATCAAAGTAATAACTATCCGGCGCTATAAATTTTATTAACGCGCCTTTGGTTAAGTACTTTAAATTGTAAGTTGAATATGTACCAACGGGTACTGAAGTTTCATTCCCATTAATCAAATCATAAAAATATCCAGTTGAACTATTTGCATCCACTGTGCTAGTATGCCAATATACTAAATTATCATCACTACTGATAGTGGTATTATATCTTGGATAATTCTGAACATAATATTGTAATGATTTGTTATCACCTAATATGTTTGCCAATGTATCGTTTAAGAAAGTTTGTATATCACTAAGATTAGTAATGTTCAATAATGCATAACCATCGGTTTCATCTAACCAAATTCCACCGTCGTTTGCATAGCTATTAGTACTACTATATTTTCCAGTTGGGTCAAGCAAATCTAAGTTCTTGCTTACACCAACACTACTGCGATTGATAGCTTTACTTTTAATAATTGAACTATACAATGTATATGGAAAGTTATTGTAATCTTCACCATTAACCATACGGTTTTGTGTGTAGTAACGACTTGGCGCTCTTTGTTTAATGTCGGCTAATGTTTCTCTAGCTTGTGCGTTAGTGACTGGAGTTTGTAAACTTAACCCAATTGTCATCGTTTCGATACGGCCAACTCTACTAACATAATTCATTGTAACAGTAAGATTTTGAATTTGTGTAGGTTGAATTGTATAAGTCAATGCATTTCCTGCACGAACATATGCCCTGAAGTTACCAACTGGAATTTCGCTGAATACCCCATCACCAAATACATAACTCACTTGATCATTAAATCTACTGTTTACAGAATATATTTGTCTAACACTATTTTGTGTTTGCAGATATGCATTTGCATAAATGTTATCTACTTTAATCCACAATCCATAAGTTCCATTAGTTTGACTTATTTGATATAACCATGTATCAGTATTATTAACACCTTGGATAGCTCCAATGTCTAGTACTTGATTAGCTATTTGATTTTGATATGAGAAATCAAAATTTTGTAATGATCCTTGTTTGAAATAAAAGAAGAATCCTGTGTTTGGACTACCGTAACCTAATTTATCGTTACGATATAACATATTGAATTGACTTGTGGGTGCGGGCGGAATTTCATATACATAATCTTCACCTACCGTGCTGACACTACACAATTCAAAATTCATGTTCATCCCATTAACTGTTGTAGAAAATGGTACTACTGGACTAGTACCAGCTGGAATTTGTAATGTATATTCGTCTGTTTTTACTCCCAATATTTGTGCAGAGTTTGCGGGAAGACCTACACGCTGTGTGTTTACCAATGCTGCATTGATAATTGTATTAAATTGTTCTAAATAATTTGGATTAGCTGGATCGTTCCACAATATAGGAATATTAGCTAGATTAAATCCATTCAAATCAGTAAGATTCTGAGTAGTACGAACACTTGTTACTTTCAAATAACCTTCTGCTGTTAAGTTTCTTTTAGGAGTATAGCTTACAAGATTAGCTAATTTGATAACACTATCTCTGCGTTCAGCAGTATCGATGAAATTTTCACGGGTATTTAAATCGTTACGGAAAGCAAGACCTTGACCCATAAACGCCATGACATCAAGCAATGCAATAAATTCTGAACTCTCAATGTAATCATTGAAGGTTTCAGGATAATAAATTCTTAGATAATCTATAAAACTTTTTCGTAGTGTTTCATAGTCATAACTACGGAAATCTGCTTGCTGGAAAGTCTGGTAAATGGTTTTCCAGTCATTTACCCCAAATAGTGCTGATTGTCTTGAACTTGTAGCCATAAGTATTCTCTTTTAAGTATTTATCATACTTGAAAACATGGGTTTTTTAGGTTATTGAATAGAAGCAGTATTAGTAGCATTATTAAAAAATACATTTAATAACTGTGCTTGGTTAAAAGGAGATACTGCTACTTCTAATTCTAGTAATATTCCGTTTTCTTGAGGGAATGCTCGTATTGAATTTAGTACTAATCTTGGGTCTAATCCAGCAACTCTGCGTATTTCGTTTTCTAATTGAAATTGCACATCTGCTGTATTTGGTTCAAAAACAAAGGACCAAAGTGTGGTTCCATAACCGGGTTGTCCTACTTTTTGACCTTGCGAAATATTCAATGCATTTACAAAATCTTGTAGAACTAATGGGGCATCCACTAGCATGAATTTATTTCCAATATTTACTGGATCAATTAATGAACCTGTTCCGCCCGCAGGACCAGTGGGCAAATTAGTTGACCTAGGTTCATTTGCTGTTATAGTACTGAATCCGACATATGAAGGCATGATGTATTTATATCTATTATGTTGGTGCCGGTTCGCCGGTTATTAAAGTATATTGTTTTCTTTGCAATTCTACTATTTTCTTGTCTAAATCATCTAAATCTTGTTGTGCTGCTACTGATGCTCGTTCAAGTGCTGCAATTTCAGGATCACCCTGCGGTAATTTTTGTTTAGATTGTGATGCTTTATATCTTGCATTTTCAGCAGATTTTGACACATCCCAACGCTGTTCTTTCAATGTTGCAATCTCTTTTATCACAGCTTCTTGTTCTGCTATGGATGCGCTATCTGTATTATTTTTGTTTCCTGTTGGTGGAATTCCAGAAAAATTTGGCA